AATAATTGTCCACCAATCTTCGGTTTCATATGATAAACAATATTCCTTACGCTTTTGCATATATTTAATAGCGTAAGAGCCTTCTTTGCAGCATTTAACTTTTAGCATAAATTAAAAAGCCCCACAAGAACACTGCACCCAATCTTTATGCCACCAACACTTTTTATCATGTCCAGTTAGTGACATATCTTTAATACCATGCTTACCTACGCTGCGCTTTAAATAATCTTTTCCACCGTCAACGGCCAAATTGCCACAGCTGCACATAACAAAATCGTGACGATGCTTACTTTCTACGACTTCTTGACAATTTAAACATTTTGCTGCATTCTTTATTATTTGCACGTTTCCTCCGCTACGATAGAGTCTAACACAGATTCCATTTCTGGTTGAGACAGGTATAAATTATATATTCCGCCGTCTGTTGCATCAGTTATTGGTTGGTAAGAAGCATAAACATTGGAAACAGTAAATGTATATACATGTCTATTTTCTTGAACCGCCATATCTACAACTTCCTGCAAAACAAGTGGTGGGTTATATTCATATGATTGTCCCCCTTCATCCGTAAACATGATAATCACTTTAACTGAATTGTTTCTCCATGTCAAGCCTAATTCATTTAACGAATTACTTAATAAATATATAGCGTCCCACGTTGGTTCAAGAGCACAATTACCTGCATATTGATTTGATAAAGCGATTGAAGCAGCACTAGCATTAGTTAAATCTTGTATTAATAACGTCCGACCATCATAAGTAGAATTAGACCAAGGAGCGGCAACAACGGCAAATTTTAAATCAGCACGATTATTATATTTTATGACCCATGTTTTTGAAACATTAGCTATATTTCTAATAACATTTTCCATTGAGCCGCTTTCATCAATAACAAATACAATATCTATTAAGCGGTTTGGTTTTGTTACGTTTTCATCTATTTCACCGTCGCAATCATTATCTTTACCATCACACGTTTCATATTTTGGTAATTGCTGATTAATACACTGTACTTTTCCTGCGATACATCTTGAAGAACCGGGGTGGCATTCTCCATACATTAAATTACCAGCATCTCCTGTGTAACATGGTTGCGATATAAATTGCAAATCGTCTACTCTACCATTACAATCGTTGTCAAAACCATCACAGATTTCTGTCTGTGGTTTTGGAGCATCGCAATTAATAAATTTTCCATTAGAACATATTTCAAATCCCATACCACATTGGGTTTGACAAGTTTGATTTATTGATTCATCAATATATCCATCACAATTATTATCTAAACCGTCACATATTTCTTTTCCAGCGGCACCATATCCTACACATTCTGGTTCCTGTCCTTCGTTACATTCCCAATATCCTAAATGACATATGCCAACACCAGCTTTTTTAGAGTCTGGGTGGCATACTTGTCCACATATATTATATTTTTGTATTTTTGAATTATCGCAAGAAACTAAAAGGATTAGTAATAGTATTTTTTTCATAAGATGCCTCCTTAATAACTAGGCATCTAAAATGCATTAAGGACGCCAAATGCCGTCTTTACTTTTTTTCATTTTATAAAAAACATAAATCGAAAAACCGATACATAAAATGGAAATACCAAGAGCTATATCTATCAATACTGGTTCAACCCAATTGTTACTGGTCGGCATCATTAACTATATCCTCCAAGACATTAAGTGAAGAGTAAAGAGAATCAGCACTCTTTAATGCTATCTCTAACATTTCTTTTAATTCATTGACTTTTATATTTTTTGATGAACTAAAGAAAAATTCATTAACAAACATCATTTGATCAAAAGTAAGATCTAAATAATTGATTGGTAAATTAGCTGCTAATTTGATGTGCATCGGTATCTGGTTGTATATCTTTTCTGCGGCTACGATCATCATATTTTCTCCGATTGCCTTTAAAGAGAGTCACTGGTTTACTATACAAACTACTTTGTTCTGAAGATAAATAGTTCTTGTAGCCGTCCCAAGTACTTATATCGTGAAACCATGATAAATCTATCACTTCAGCTTCAGTTGTGTCAACACCTTTAAAAACAGTCGCTATATCATAAAACCTAGCACTTTTTGTGCCCCACTCTTCTGCCTGTTTTCCTTTAACTAAATCTCTGCAACGGAAAAAATCTTCTGCATCAAAAGTAAAAGGTAAGTGTAAATTATCTTTCACAGTTTTGTTATTATAAGAATAAATAACTTTTTTTTTTGAAGATAGTAATAATCTATTCTGTCTTAGACTTTCATCGGGTACAATACCATATGGAAAGGAACAAAAAAACTTTTCTGGTGCTATCCATTTGCTAATAAATTTGGAAACACGAAAAGCACTATCGGCACCATATAAAGCACTCCATCCTAGACAATCTCTTTTTTCTTTATCTCTAGGATGTATTGGCACATAATAAACGCTTACTTCTTTTATTCTTTTATACGTAGCAGGATTAGTTGAAAGATTAATTGGATCAACAAGAATATCGCCTACCCTTTTTCTAACTAAAGGCTGTGTGCCTAAATGACCTACAATCCATACTGTTTCGCATCCCGCTAAAACACATTGAAATACAGCACGCTCCACTGCAAGATAGTTTTGTGATATAGGCATAAGGCAATCGTGCCAAGGCATATTAAAATCAAGTTTTTGCCCTGCAATTGACACTATGCCAGCTAAATGTTGAATTGTTTTATCTTTGTTTACTTGTTCCATAAATATCTACTCTGCACTAAATCATACCATCTTTGATCATATGTGGCTTTTTCTAGTATTGTTTCTACTTTATCATACAACATACAGATAGACGGTGGTAAGTTATTGTATATATTTTTTCCTAATGGATATATATCTCGTTTAACTGATGATATTTTTGGTTTTAAAAAAATGTTGTTACTTTTATCCCAGATGCCTTTTATACCATTTTTTTTCATTAAGTTTAGAACTTTTAGTCTTGCTATATTTTGCGAATAATCATCGCTTTTTAAGTTTTTATCTGTTATTTTGGAAACGGCAACAAGATCTTTTCTTTTTTCTACTGAATGTCTTCTTTGTGAAATATAAAAGTATATTTTTTTAACAAAATCATCATCGTCTTCAATTATGTCTAATGGATGAATAGATCCCCTATTAATGTTGAACCAATCAATCACCCAATTATCATAATTTGTTTTTGAAGAAGGAGTTGGTAAACCTTCAACATTTAAATCATTTGAAATTATTAATTTATTAAATGTAACTGTAGTAACAAGACCTAATTTTGTAATGACTTTTAACTTTTTATCATCCTCAATTCTTATATTGACTATCTTATCGCTAAACGGAACAAACTTGTCATTAGATATTAAGTAAGCCAGATCATTCCATAAAGCTATATCTTCATCCCAATTTAAATTTTCACTATAAACATATGGTTTATCTACACACATAAAAATAGCAGGACATTTATTCACATAGCAATAAGAAAGCGCACTCAGGTCACTACCAATGACCAATTGATCATAATAGAGTTCAAGAGTGCGCTGATACATATTACTTACTATTTCTTACTTCACTGTAGGCTTTAATAGTTTCAGGAAATAAGTCTTCGGCTAGTTTCAAACAAGCATTAGCTACTTGCTGTATTTCCCATTGAGCACCTTCATGAGTTCTTAGCTCAACAAACTTGAAAAGATTATTTAAATTTGTAGTGCCATAATATTCTGTGTATAAATTCTGCGGTAATACCCCACGCGCTTGTTCACGACATACACCTAAATCTAGCATCTTTTCATAAAACTCAACAGATATTTTATGATGATCTTGCACAATATCACTTACATGCATACCTTGAATCCATTGGTCAGGCTCCTGATACCAAGGATTAATTAACTGTTCTGCGTTGCTAGCTTGACGATTGCTTTTATGCTGTGTACGAAATGCTTTTGGTTCATAGAACTGTAGTTTCTCATCAGTATATCTACGTGAAATTTCGTTATATGACCAAGTGCGATGCCTGTGATGTTGAGAACGAATATAAAGCGGCACAACAAACTTAAAAGTAACTAAGTTGTGTTCAAGAGTAGAGGTATGCTTGTGTTGAATGAGATAGCGAATTAACTTTCTATCTCTATCGTCTAACTCTTTATCGTTATCTTGTCCAAAACTAACACGGGCTGCGTTTACAACTGTTTTATCACTACCAACGTGTTGAACATATTGAACACGCCCAATATTGTCATCATATAAATAAATTGTGTCGTTAATCATCTATCACCTATTTGTAAAATGCGCCATAAACGCCAACTTCTGGTACAACATAAATTGTTTTTCCAAGTACATTAATTGTTTCAATCATATTTGCAGAAACAACTAATACACATTGTCCTAAATTACTATATGGCGAATCACCGGCTGCTCTAGTTAACTTTACAGCTTTATAGTTTTCAACCTTTTTGTAGTCCTCTGGAAGAATGAAGCCAGAGGTTTTATTCTCTGGCTTCGTTTCTTCAATAGGCTCTACCAAAAGATATTTATTCTTAGGGTAGAATTGCATGTTATATCCTTACTTTACTTTGTTAAATGTGTCTACGAACTTATCAATATCAAAATCGCTCTTTTTAGCTAACGTATAAGCCCTAGATACATATTTCATATCTTCCTTACTCAACCAATCGTTCTCAACATAATTCTTTTTTAAATCAGAGCGTTGTTCCTTAAATGGTTGCATTGCCTGATCAACAGCGGATAGGGCTTTAACAAAATCTTTAATGCGTTCCTCTTTAGTCTTAGGTTTATCTACAACATTATTAACGGCGTATGACATATATTCTCCTATCGGTTAATGTGTTTTTCAATCTGTCCTAAAAGTACTTTGTACTTATCCTCTAATCTACCACGTTCTTCAGCTTCTTGCAAGTGGTCTAATCGAACTTTGATACCTGTATCTTTATTATCAATCAATAGCTTGCGATAAAAACCAAAGTCGTCAGACATATAATAAGATTCGTTTGAAAAACGCACATCTTGGTTAGACCTACGAGTTAATTCATTTTCTATGACTTTGATATTAAACATAGCTTTTCCTCCAAAAGCAAACGGCACTACAGTCTTTTGTACCATAGTGCCGTTTAAATGTTAAGTTTTATATTAAATATTAACAAATTCTTCATCACCACCGTCTCTCATCATTTTAATAAAATCTCGATTAGACATTGTTTTTACTGTTTTATTAACATGTTTGCCATATGGGATTTGAACAAGAGGATAGATAGATTTAGAAACAACACCAGCGTTTTTTATTACTATAGCAGTTACAACTTGCGGAATATCTAAAGTGTCATTTTTTTCAGATGGTATTTTTCTATTATCAAAATCATAACCTCCATATTCTTGAGCAGTAGGCCATAAACTAGTAGGAAATAATTTTACAAATGAATTAAACAAAGATATTTTATCACTACTTTTTTTAAATTGTTTTTCTATTTCTTGGGCTACGGAAAAAATTTGTTCTACTTTTTTTATACGTTCTTTTAATTGCTCTTCAGTTTTTTTAGGAATATTCTGTAACTCATTAGCTAAACTTCTAATTTTATTTAGAAGCTGTTTCTCTGAAATATTTGTGATTTCAGCACCTGTAGCAGTATCATCGTCTGTAGATGGTTCGTTTGAAGATGGAGTCGATTTTCTAAATCGACTAGAAGCGTCAATAACATCGCCTTCAGTTATTTTATTAATTTCTTCTTTAATGATCTGCTTTAAGAACTGTTTAGTGATTTTCATAATTTTCTCCAAAAGTGTAAATTAAATAGTATAGCATACCCCAAAAAGTCTATTTAATTGGGCATGCGCCAGAAGAACATTCAAAACTAGTATCTAATTCGCCTTCTCCTACGCCATTATCAATATTGATTGGTTTAATCTTGGAAGATAGCTTTTCATATTGCTCCTTACTAATCTTCTCTTTTGGAGCCTGCTTAAAACCATGTTCGCTATGACAAAGGAAAGATATAGTTTTAAGATATTTAAGATTATCTTTTAACCATACTTTTAGCTGTTCTAGTTCTTCACGTTTATAATACACGGTTACACTAACCGCTTGATCTGCCCAATGTTTTTGTGCCATTTTAACGACATCTAATTGTTTCCAAGTTGTCCAATTTTCATCAGCAACAGGAGCGCTATCAGGAGCAGCAACGTAGAAATCAACAACTTGTGTATTGTGGTCTAATGTACCATCAAAACGTATTGTAGGCTCCATATAATGTCCCGCTTCTTTTAATAATGGAAGAAGTGGGTCACTGCCTGAAAAACGTACACGTTGAATAATGTAGCGTGAATAAGCTGGATGTACACCTTCATAACAATCCATTACTTTGCTAATTGTGCCGCTTGGTTTAATAACGGTTGTACGGATACTTTCTGGAATGTTTAATTCTTTAGAGTAGTCGCGGTTTTCTTTTTGAATAGCTGCATAAACTCTATCAAGGATATCGGGTGTAAATAGTGCGCTCTGCAAGCAACCTGTGATGCCTGTGCCAATTCTACGATTACGTTTAACTACCGCATCACACTTTGGCTGGTGATAAGTTTCGATAGTTACACGCTTACCCCAACGATGCATTAAACGTCCCGCTTCAACGAACTCTTCTTCATTTAATAAGTTAGGTAATGCAATTTCTTGAAGATTGCAAGGCTCGCCATCTTCTAATGTTGCCTCTGCACAAGGATTTACACCAATAGCGGTATCAGGTTTTAAATCACCCATACGTGCATACTTCTGAATGTTCTTGCGATTTACAATGCCAAATGGCTCACCCTGTTCATATGTTTTCCAGAATAGGGGATGTAAATCTTCTACATCGTCAACTACTACGGAGAAATTAGCCATAGCACGTTGTGTAGGAATATTGCCCAAATCCCAGCGCTTTGCTTTTAAATATTCCTTATCCCAAGGGTCACCAAGGATAATGATTGCAGAACGACGAACGTTACCGCTAACAACCATTTCACCAATTGAACATAGAATATCTGCCGCATCTACAGGGCGTAAATGGCGACCCTCACGACTCTTTAAAAGTCCTACAAGCTTTTCTATATATACCACCAATGGCTTTGGACCGCTAGATACACCGCCAAACCCTTTAATTGGCTCACCAGCAGGACGAACACAAACAGTAGAATAAGAGAAAGATTTGCCTGTTACAAAGTATGCTTCCAATACTCTGCGAGTTAATTCATTCCATCCTTCACGGGAATCAGGAACAATGAAATCAGCATCTTTTGTATCACGACTTACAATGCTTACATCTTTCTTTAATCTTGGAAGCTTACTTACAAAGCGGTGTTCAACACTCATACCCACACCACCACCAAGCATTAGCAAATCCTGTGCTAATACAAAGTTATTCCATTCATCACCGGCAACAAACCAGCAATTATTAAGAGCAACGCCACCAAGCTTTTTATGACTTGGGGCACCACTATACCACCAACCTCGTCCAGCTGGACCAGCCTTGCGATTCATTAGATAATAACGCAAACGCTGAATTTCTTCTGCTGACACATTATGTCCTTGCACATTACCACGAATAACACGTTCTACCGTATCTGCCCAATTTTCAAGTGAACCATTATCTTTACGGGCATATGTACGTTTATAAACTACTTTTGCAAGGTTGGACCAGTTAGACATTTCTGTATTTCCTTTATTGGTTAATAAATGCTTTTAATTTATCTGCTGATGCTCCACCACTCATACGAGCTACTTCCGTATTATCCTTAAGTAGTACAAAGGTTGGAACAGCACGAATATTAAATTGCTCTGCTAAATGACCTTCTTCATCGACATCTATTAGCTGATATTCTATATCGGTTACACTTTCTTTTAAACTATTAAAAGTTGGCTTTGTACGTTGACAGGGTTGGCACCAAATCCCACTAAACATAATCAACTTTTTCATTTTCATTCTCCTTTATAAATTTAAAGTATTTTCCAGAAGCCTTCGGAAATTTTCCACTACATACTCTACTAATATTACTGGAATCTACTCCAGTTTTCTTTGCTGCATCGGCTATTGACTCATATGTACAAATTAAGTTTCCATCTTTATCTAATTCAGCAACTTTCTTTTTTTCTGCTTTTTTAGAGATTACTGGGTTTAACTTTTTTCATGTTTTTATCCTTTCTTTTCCTTCTTGTAATTCTTGTATTTTTCCTTCAAATTCGCTTCCTGACGTTTTGTTGCTTTCTCAATAATTTCTGTTGCACTTTCTGCGCTTTGAGATAGAACCTTTATTTTAACATTACTTGTGTCCATGAATATCGGAAAAACAACACCATCTGGTCCATTTCTATTTTTAGCTACGAAAAGTCTGCCTTCATTCGTATTTTTATCTTTGATTGTTCTGGAAATAGTAAAGATAAAATCAGCTACGAAACATTTGTTGAATGCCTCGCTGATACTTTCCATTGTAATTACTTCCGCATTTAGTCCAGAACGATTTGTTTGTGAAGCTGTCCATAAAGTACATTGATAAACCTGTGCTAACCCACGCAGTTCTTCATAGATGCTTTCAAGTTCAATACGTTTCTCTTTTTGTGCGCTAATTGGTCTAATTAGGTCGCCATAGTCTACAATTACCATATCAATACGAAAATCTTTACGCTTTAGTTTTTCAAGATGGTTCTTGATTGTATTGGTTGATGCAGATTTTGTGGGATACTCTTTGATAATAAGTTTACCCTTAACATCTTTTACACCGTCCCAAACGATTTGCTTTTGGTCTTTAACGTTAGAGATAGGAATACCTGTAATACAGGAATCATAGCGTAATGCTACAACTTTATCCTGTAATTCAAGAGTATAATGTACAACGTTTAATCCAGCTTGTAATGCCATAGCGCCAAGATGCACTAATGCCATGCTTTTACCTGCACCAGTTGGTGCAATAACTACACCAAGTTCTCCACGACCTAATCCACCCTTGATAATATTATCAACTAATTCCCAACCAGTTGTAATTGGATTACGTGCCTTTAACTCAAAACGTTTTTCAAAGTCAAGAATAAAATCATAGCCATGATTATTATCCGTTCCCAATTTAAGAGCATCATTGATAATTTTAGAAATCTCGTCATATGATGAATTCTGAATAAGACCAACACTTTTAATCATTGCTTCTTTTAACTTCTGTTTACGGCAGAAATCAAGAGAAATATCTTTAATATGTTGTTCACCATCTAAACTAAATTCATTAGATGAAATGCGAGCAAAATATTCACGAACTTGTTTTTGCAGTAAATCACTTTCTTTATCTAAATCACTACGAAGAATAGTAGTTATTGTATCTCTTGATGGGTGTGTACCATATTTCTTGCGATATTCTAATATTTTATCTACGAACACTCGTAGATATTTTAATTCAAAGAAATTAACGTCTACGACTTCTGATAATTGGTCACAGAAACTACGGTCATCAAGCATAATCTGTACAAGATTTTCCTGAAAGGTTTTACCATATTTTTCAAAGCTTGCTTTTTCGTTGATAAACGACATTGTTCCTCCAAAGAATCTCTATACTATAGCATCTTAAAACATTGTTTCAATACTATTCTTTTCCACCTTTAATCAAAGTAAATTTAGGCTTTTCTAATATAGGTTTTGAGTGATGTGGGGCAGTCCTATAATGTATAGATGCCCAAATGAAAAGTTGAAATTTGTTTTCACACTTTTCACATTTTATAGTTCGATAAAAATCGCCTTTTTCTCCATCATAATCAATTCTTTGCCATAATACTTCATCTTCTTCATAGGTTTTATGGCAATAGGGACATATAAAACTTTCTTCTACATAATCATCAAACGATTGCTTTTGCTCTGACATAACTTAATCTTTCTTTTTCGAGAATCTTATAGAATGATTTTCTAATTTAGCTGCCTTTTCTTCAGGAGACATAACAGAATATTTTCCAGTTGCATTTTTTACAGAAGCAACCATATTGCAAATTTCTAAAAATTCTGTAGGTGTGCTTCTATTTCTATACATATTTACAGTTTTTGTATCTAAAACAATGTTGTCTATTGTATATCCTTTATTGCTGTTAAGCCTATCAATAGACCAATTATTTTTATCGCCTCTAATAGAATTACAAATTAATTTTGCACCTGTAAAAGCACATAAACCATTTTGTTTTTTATATAACTCTAAAATATCTTCTGGAGTTATATCAAAATTTAAATTTCTTTTTTTGGCATTTTTTTTATATTTATTCCAAACTGCATTATTAATATAAAAACCAGTATTTATATCTTGTATAATCATGGAGTTTTTATTATTTTTTGTGGCGCTGGCGCGGAGGGCACATTTAGGACAGCCATGACTTTTCAAGTGACTATCCGGTGTTTGTTCAAAAATATGCTTGCAAATTTTGCACTGTATTTGTATTTTTGTTTTTTTATTCACATAAACTGACAGATAGACAAATTTATCGGGATGGATTTCTTGCGCTTCTTCTAAAAACTGTTGATGAGTTTTTGTTTGTTTTTCTATAAAACATTTATGGCAACCCCGACCGCTTAAATGATCTTTTGGCGTTTGTTCAAAGTCGCCGTGTTTATGACATGTGATGATTATTTTTGTAACGTAATTTACATAAACTGTTTTTTCGTAACCGTATTTTTTTTCGTTTTCTGGGTGTTTTTTAAACAATTGTAGTAAATATGTTTCTAATGTATGTTTTTTTCCTGTTGGCATATCAACAATTCTCCACTACTATTTTATTCATGTGTGCATAAAGCTCTTCAAAATTACTTTCACCAAAACCATCTTTTAACATCATGGTCACTAATTCTGTTTTGTTAAACGTACATTCACTATTTTGTAATGCATAGTTAATTTTTTGCATATCCTGAATAGACATATTAGGGATTGCTAACTGCATTATTTTATAATTTTCCCGAATCAAAGCTTCTTGTTCAAGAATATTAGAGTATAGTTTAACCTTTGAATCTATTGTCTTACAGTATTCTAACACTTCATCAATACGATAGCATTTTTCTTCGCTTAATTGCGGAAGTCTTTTAGCAATTGTTGGCAAACCTGCACCACCAACCCCGTCCAAATTATCGCTTGTATCACCAGAAATGGATCTTGCAAGACAAAAATTAGTAGGATGAATGCCATATTCTTCAATAATCCGTTTTGTATTCAAGATTTCATCTTGAACGGGTCTATAAAGAATAGTATCATTTGTACATAACTGAATAAAATCTTTATCGTTAGAAACAATGACTTTATTATAGTCAGCTAAATCAGCGTGTTGACATACAGCAGAAATAATATCATCAGCCTCTACTGCATCTAGTAGTAGCTGAATAATAGGAAAGTTATTTAGATATTCTACTACACGGGTCATCTGCCAGATTTTATTCTCTAGCTCTTCGTTCTCATTTAAGTTACGTATGTTACGATTTAAACGGAATGGTTTACGTCCCTCTTTATAATTTTTATTTACTGCCCGACGTTTAGAAGAACCGCCTTTACCGTCCCAAGCAATAACAACACGATTAGGCTTTATCTCACGACAAAGCTTTTGTAGGCTTTTAATAGTTCCATATATTCCACCAATAGGATCACCCTTGGTAGATACAGCAGGATTCATAACATAATTGCGGATATAAAGATTATTACCGTCAATAACTAATACACGTTTCTTATCGTTGCTCATTCGGACAATTTCCTTTCCAATGATGCTCTTCAATGCATTGTCCTTGTACAGTTAATAGCTCAAGTGTTAAAGACTCAACTTCTTTGCGTAATTTAGATAAATCATCGCTCATGACTTTCATTTGAGTTTTAAGAAAATCATTTTCGCTTTCAAGATTAGAAATATACTTCATAAAATGTAAACTAATCGTCATAATATTCATCATCCCCTAGATTCTTTTTACCAGCAAAATGCTCAATTAAAGAAAAAAGAATACGTCCTTCAAGGCTTACACCATTTAATTTTAGTTTAGCCACATTTTTAGTTTTTAAACATTTATCACAGGGCACATAATTAAATGCTTTTAAATTTTGTAAAAGTTGTTTCTTGTTTTTCTTTTTATTTATTTGATCTCTCAAAATTTCACCATTTCGACCAGCCATAAAAGGTATAATACAACATACTGGTATCCCCGAATATACTCCTTCTGTAGCATCAAATGCTTGCATAAGTATTTCTACTAAAAACGGATTTCGTTTAGCCATATTATTCTGTCTTTCCGCCTTTGATAACCTTCAAATAAGGCTTATTCTTTACGGTATCAGGAACTGTCTTTTCGTGATATACAACATTCTTTTGCTTATCAACAATTTTATAGACACAAATTACGGATAGCTCTACAGTGAATTCTTGATTACAGCTTTTGCAATCTACAGTATGAACTTCGTCTTTACCTGTAAATCCTACATAATTCCAAGTATCATTATTGTGTTCATAAAGATGACTACAGTGAGGACACTTAAAATACTCATTCCATTTGTCGCTGTTCACAGTATGCCGCCACATTCCAGAATCATTTGAATTCATATAATTATCCTTTAAAATTTATAAGTACCAACCGCATTTTCATCAACTGTATAATAAACTTTACGGATACCACGTTCTTCCATGACAGCGTGGCACATATTGCAAGGCTTACTCATTCTATCATCACTACCGTTCTTAGAGCAACGAGCAACAAACATAACAGAACCTTTTGTAATATGTCTAGGAATATTTAAGAGCGCCTTGATCTCCGCATGGTACGTTGCGTTTCCTTTTTCTTCGGGACGGTAATCTTTTCCAACTGAACAATACCGCTCTGAATTGACGCCCAAGCCAATAATGGCACCACCGCGAACAAGAACCGCACCATGTCTAAAATTACCATAAGTAGAATTACCAGCAAGCTTTTTAGCTAACTGGAAGATACCTCCGAACTTTCTTAGAAGCTTCAATTCGCGGAATATGATTATCCACTACATCATTGTGCTTCTTAATATAGCTCGTCGTCGCATCGGTATCCATGTCTTTCTCCTTGGTTGGAACTACTAATACATAGTACCACACTAATCTGTGCTTTCAACATCATTTAATAATTTTAAATTTTTTAGTTGTAGAGCAATAATCCAGTTGTTTTTTAAAAATGATACTTCTACCAATCCATCTGGAAATATATGAGTTATTATGCCTATATATTCTATTGGCTCTCCAGTAAAAGTATACTGCATAGGCCAAGCCACTAATTGACCTATCTTTGCTTTAAACCTGTTTTTACGTCTGGATGCCATAATCTTGTCTTAACTTAATTAGAGCAAGATTTTTCATTTTAGCCTCAATGTCAACGTCAACCAAATTATCTTTCATGGCAGCTAACTGAATATCTGGTACATAATGAATGTAATTTGAGTGGCTTCGACGTTCACTGAAAGAACCGTTTATCTTATCTGGCTCTGTATTAGATAAATGTTGCAATGGTTTTATCTTGCCCCATGTTTTTAGCGTTTCATAAAAAGCATCTATGAGAGACAAATCACCAGTTCCGAAAGAATGGTGATGACTATCAAGAACAACAGGAACTCCTGTTTTTTCATGTACTTCAAGCAATTGTTTAACATTGAAACACCTTTCATCATTCTCAAATGTAAGACGATTTTTAATATTGGATGGTAACGTTTGTGTTACTTCAATAAGTTTCTGCATATTGCCACGTTTACCGCCGTGAATATTAATTGCGTAGTAAGGAGTTTGATCAAAACCCATCGTATCAAATATCCATGCATGATATCCTAATTCACGAATGCTATTTTCTATAATCTTGTCACTATTACTGTTGATGATTGTAAATTGACCCGGATGTGTAGTTACGCGGATTCCATGTTTGAAGAATAAACCACCTAGATAAGCAAGTTTGTTTATAAGAGACTGATCTTTTGTTGCTAGTTCGCTAACAAATTCAAAAAGAGGAAACATAGAACTTGTTATGCGAAATGATTTAATGTTATTTTCAAGTAGTTTAGGAAAGAAACGAATATGTTCATCAACGTTATTGTGATAAGTAACTTTAATGCGTTGTTCGCTGTATTTTCCAGCACGATAGGCACCTAGCTGTAGGTTCTTTTCGTTGATGATATTTTCTGTATAAACTGTACCGTTATGTTTTGTTTTTTGTTCCAGCCATTGACAACAAACAGATAAGGACATAATTTCTCCAAATAAAAAACCGCACTAGTATTAGATTACACTAGTGCGGCTCTATCTGCAACAACTATTTTATTAGTTTAATTGTTCGCTTTGTTCTTCACCTTCAATATTATAGAAGTTCTTTGCATCACCTTCACGGGTATCAAATTTAACAACTACTTCCCGATCCATGATATCAAGAACACCTTTTTTGAATGCATCTTCCTTCATTAAATCTTCCCAAGAGCTTTGCTGGAATTTCTTTGATTGTCCGTCAAATTCAATTTCATACCAAGCACCTGTTTGCTTAAGGAAAGGTTTGATTGCTTCAAAGATACTTTCGTTATCTAGCACCCCGATTGCACCACCCCACATTATCTTGAAAAGACATTCACGACCAGCAGTACCAAAGCGCGACTTTTCAAGTCTTGCCTTGACCTCGCTACCGACTTTATATCCACGTTCGTCAAGAACATAGCTATCCTTCGCTTTGCGTCCTGTAAGCCAAATGCGGAGGCTATAGGCATAAGATAATGCCTTACCACCGGGAGTAGTATAACGTTCGCTATCCGTAGCATACTTGATATTCTGAACCTGTAGGTTTGTCTTTAACTGGTTAAGAACCAGAAGTGTGCTTTGGCTGTTGGCAATAGGTTGAATAAGTTTTGATAAGCCTTTGGCAAGGATACGTGGCTTAACCGCCATAGAAGATTGTGGATCAAAATCACCTTCTAAATCAGTCTTGCTTGGAGTTAATGCCATAGAGTCCCATACAAATAACATACGGTTTTGGTTGTTCTTTAATAAATCTTCAATGCTTTCCAAAACATATTCTACGTTCTCTGCTTGAACGTACAGAATTCTCGACATATCACAGCCAGCTTTCTTCATGAATTCAGGGTCAATAGCACTTTCAGAATCAAAGTAAATAACATCAATTCCCATCTTTTGTGCATTAGCGGCAATTTGTGCAGCCATATATGATTTACCGCTACCTTCAAGACCAGCTAGTTCGCTAATCTTTCCTACTGGAATACCTGCGAGCTTTCCACGGCAGATAATTGAATCAAGCCAACGTGAACCAGTTGGAATCCAATCTGTAACTTCTGTTGGATTATCATCTTGTAAATCGTATGCAACTTCACGACCACTTTTCTTATTTAATAAATCACGTAATTGTCCAATAGATACTTTACCAGCAGATTCTTTATTTTTATTTTTTGCCATTGACATGTTATCTCCAGTTATACATCGTAAGCTATTTTCAACATTCCTTCAAGAGCATCAAGCATTATTTGTTTGCCTTCTTCTGTTAAAGTTCTAACGGCACCGTCTATATCTGGATTATTTAATGGACTCCATATAATTCTTGTGTTCTTGCCGTTCTTATTTATAATTTTTCCATCAACTAATTTGCATTCGTATTTTTCAAGCAGATTTAAGTATTCTTGCATACTATCTCCAAAAAGGAAGAAGGGAACAAGTTTTACTCTGTTCCCTTCTTTATACTATACTCTCATACCTTTGTTAATTACTCATTAATTCTTCAAACGCAGAATCTACAGCGCTCTTGCCCTTAACAGGGGTTGCAGCAGCAAATTTCTTTGTTTCGCTTGAAGAAGCTTCGGCATCGGCGTCATTATCTGCGCCTGCAAGATATTCGTCAAGGATTACAGAAACTTCTTGTGAAGTCTTACGTGTGTGGAGCTTGTCGAAATCAGGAAGAGTCTCAAGCAATTCTTTGCACTCTACATCAGTTCCTTGACAAAGCTTACTGGTCTTACGAGCAGGCGTAATCTTTGTAGTTGGGAAAGATTGACCCGGAGCCTTGGCAGAGTGAATGGACAAATCCGTTCCATTTTCTGGATCTGTGATATCACCGTAATCAGGATTGAGAACAAGATTAATAAGGTCTTGATAAGCATTCTTACCATAACCCCAAACCTTTAGACCTTCCTTCTCTTCACCACGTACAAGCACAGGAGAGAAGAAACGCTGACGGGGGAGAAATTTCTTTGCCATCTTTGCTGATTCTTCATCTTTTTCCTTATAGAGTTTGCTGGCAAAGTCACAAGCAGCGCATTGGTCGCCAAAGTTCTTCTTTGGACAGAGGAAACCGCCCTGTGTGCCTAATTCGTAATGGAACCAATACTCCTTAAACGGATCACCGTCTGGTGTTGGAACAATACGGAGTGAATAATTTTGTCCTTCCTTTGGACTCCAAAAGAGAGTCTTGCTGCCAGAACCGCCCTTATTTTGTAGTGCTTGAAGCTTTGCTTTCATTTTTTTTACGTCGATACCCATGTGTGTTTCTCCTTGTTGGTCGGTAAATCTCCCGCCAACTGCTATAAACTGTAACACGGTATGTGCCACAGTTAAACTACTATATATTACTTACTGCTGAATTGCTCTGCTGTAATGAACCGCAAAGCAATAATCGATGTTACTCGATGTTTTATGAATTGTATAAGAAATTTTAGTTTTGTCAATCATTTTATTTTTTAATTTATCTTTTATTTCACGCATTAACTTCGTATTTGTTTTTAGTGTTTCTTCTGTAAGAAAGAAATGATATATCTTATCGTCAATTAGCTCTAAGTCATACATAGGTGCTTCTTTATCGGCATGTAAATCATAAAAGCTAAATGTACAAATTCTACTTACATCTGATGGTTGAGAAGAGTTGTCTATTAACGGCTCCTGTGCAGCACTGTTCAAGTTTAAAACAAAGTTATATATCATTTTTAAATAAGAATCATATATTTCTGTTATAGGCATTTCATTCAGTAAATGCTGCTCTACGTTTTCTTCATTAATCAAAAACATTTTTTTGAATAGTCCCGATCTTGCATATTCTTGAAATACATTAAAAGCCATACGATCTTGCAAAACACCTTGCCTACCAAGAAAATCAGTATTAGGACGTAAATATATGATACTAATATCCTTTTGTTTTACCTGTTGTAATATTTTCAAAGAGCTACTTAATACATCACACTCGCCGGTTGTTATAAATAGTATTTCATCGCAAACATCATTGAGAAAAGCAGACATATCAGGTACATTTTTTTCATAATCTTCTGGTGTTTTTTGTTTGATTAAACTAAAGCAATTATCTCCTTCAATTTCTTTATCAACAAGCTTAACTTGAAAATGAGAATTGTTTTCAAATAACTCACCTATATCACAGGCTTTTGGTCCAAGACAAATAATAGTTTTCATCAATCAACCTTCAAGTTTAGTTTCTTTAAATCTTCATAATTCTTTCCTGCTTTTACATTAACAGGAAATTTGCCATATGGAGTATCTTGCAATATCTTAATTATCTCGACTATATCATTTTTTTCTTCGTTTGTTACATCTAAAACAAATTCATCATGAACCATAAAAGATACAAAACTTTTCTTGTCACGTAGATAGTCATCTACTTTGATAATCTGGCGATGAAACATATCTATAAACGTAGATTGATTTAGGTATGATATTGCATGATGTTCATCAGCTTGCATTTTACGACCATATGGTGTTTCAACGTATCCATCAATCCAATATTTATTCAGTAATGATTGCTTGTCATAAAGCTGCGCTAATTCCGCATCATATTTTATAGAAAGTGGAGAATGCGAGTTGTACAACCACGCAGTTGCAGTTTCTTTCGCTTTAGAGCGGTCTAGCTGCCCTTTAAAAACGTTTTCTGCACTCCAACCATGTAAGTCGCCTTCGGGTTGGCCTCGCCCGTTTAAAGCCAAAGCTGTGCGTAATTCAGCAGCATTCATATCAAATACAATAAACCAATTATTTTGCGGATGAAGAATATTACGATATTGTTTTGGGAAAGTCAATATAGGAAAACTATTTTTGTTAACTGTCAATCTGCCAGTTATACTAGAAAACATATTATAAGAAATGTTATTTTTACCGTTAGCGACTTTACGATAAAAATTCATTGCTCCTTCTTTCCATAATTTATTCTGGATGCTCTCTAGCTTAATATTTAAATCACGATTTTTGATATCAACAAGCAATTCAGTAAAACGCTTATAAAAATCATATTGTGCAGGTCTTGTATGGTTTTGAAATACATACTCGCTAATTTGATTTCGTAAATGACAGTATTCAATAAGAAAACGTTCAGGGGTTAAATCAAAAAAACAATTTTCTCTTAAAGAGACTTTAGATTCAACGCATGACGCAATAATGCTTTTTAGCTTTTTATTAATAGCCGACCATTCATCTTTTAAATGTTCAGGGCACACATCATCTAAAGATTTACCATCACAATATAATTGAGCATAGTCTATATTTTTGCCTTTTAAAAAAGCAGAATAAGACCATGTTTTATTTAAATTATTTGGTAATGGCTGATGGAAAGTTAATTTGTTATCTGTATAAAATCCTACACATTGCGCCTTATCGTCAAGAGTTTGAAATAGCAAGGTTCACCTTAGAAATGTATTTCATTCTTTATATCACTTGAACTTGGCGCTGTAAAGTCTTTAAAATACTTTTCTACGTATGTTAAGGCAGCAAACATTTTATTACATTTTACAAAGTTATTTGCTTCCCTTACTATATTTTCAAACTGTTGTTGAGATAGGTTTTTTCTTGTTTCGTAATTCCTAAAATACACAAATAATCTTAACCAAAACATATCAGAGAAATATTTATAATATTCTTCTTTAGTGACACTATCTCTAATTAAAATATTAGGTTCTGCCATTTTACGTTTACAAAGTAACGAATAGTCTTCATTATAATATTCATTATCTTTTAAAAAATATACATAACTGTCATAAAACATTCTTTTAAAATATATTATTTCTTCATAAATTGTAGAAGTATATCTTTTATAAAACAAATCAGAACTGTTATCAATATTATTTTTTCTCATATAACCGATGTGTCTGTTTTCGTCATTATTATCATATGATGATTTAGTCATTGCTGGCGATTCAAGATCAGCGACTAATCTCCAAGGAACGTTAGCGTCAATGAAAAAACCAAACTTAATACATGCTGCTCTAAATATATTAAAGTCGTTTATATTTAAATATTTATTAAACTTTATTTCATCATCATCCACTTTGTCTTTAGAAATATCAAAGATTAATCCACTGGATAAATTAGAAAGATAATTATTTGTAATGATTCCAGACCTAGTAACTGGTAAACCATTTTTCATTTTATCTTTTAAAAAATAAATAAAATGAGTAGTAAAATCTTTATAATTTTTAATAGAAGAATTGAGTTTTATATCTGAAATAACTTGTTTTTTAAACTGATCAATATATACGACTGTAGCTGCTATCACATCTGCATCAGCGTCAGAATATGATTTATGAACTTTTAAATTGGCATATGGACTGTCTGGTGGCAATTTGCCGGAAATAGCAGCAGATTTCATATATTCTCGTAAATCATTAAAAGCATCAGCAACAAAATCTTGTAATTTTTGTTCTTGATTATTAGCAGATAACACCCTAACTAAATATTTTTTGTCAGGAAGGATGATAGAGTTATTATTATCAATTAAACCATAAAACTTATTTTTACCCACTAAATCACAAAAAGGTATTTTTTCTCCGGATGGAACGGACTCAAGAAAACTTCTAATAAAAAATTTATAAAACCTTCTTTCAACCAATAGTTCTTCAGTGGAAATAATTGAATTTTTGCCTTTTGGTACTAACATACCTTTGTCAACTCTCCAAGTTTTTTAATTTTTTCATCTTGTTGTTTTTTGCTTATTGCTTCTTTCTTTTGCTCTTCAGTTATAGCAGATAATTGAAAAATACATTTTATATCTGTAGTAAATTGAAAGTCGCTTATTGTGCCTTTAACATTAGATATGAAATAATATCCTCCCAAACCTAGCGAATCTTGTAGATTTAGTATTCTTCTACCAAAAGAATATATTGGCTCTATATAAATATAATCACCAATGTTAAATACATTGTTACCAAATAAAGATATGTTTGCATTATATACTTGTTTCATAAATATTGCGTTATTCATACCTAACTGCTCAGCAGCATATTCCCTCGCGCCGGGGACTTCTGTTTTAGAAAATGACATTTTCTTAATCAAGCTACCATCAGAGCCAAGAACTAAATGATAAATATCACTTTTTTCATCGTTTTCTCTATCGCCAGATGTATTTTTTGGCATAGTAAACGAAGCAAATATAAAATAATAGTTTAAAATTCCGTTAATTGGGTTGAGAGAAGAGTTTTTATCTATTCTTGGATTAACGCCACTATCATTATAAATTCCATTTAATTTATTAATTGTATCATCAGTAATGGCAGGCACAACTCCTTGTGCATTTCTAAACTGAGTTGGGTGTAAATCAGTTAATGGATTGTTTTCCCCGGCAGATAGCTTGTATTGTATAGCTTTTGTAGAAAGTTTACTAGTATTTGTATATATTGTTTCTCCAAACGCGCTTGGAGAAAGGGCATCTTTTATTAAAGATGTTACAATATCTCTTATAAACTCTATAAGAGGATATGCTTCACGCATTGGTTGCACTATTCTTTCTAGCATGAACTGTTGAAAATATTCAAAAGATATAGGAATATCCGCTATATTAATATATAAATCGTTAGTGTCAACTAGCTTAGAAATGGTATCATCATAAGCAGTTGGTATACTAACGGGTATTTCTCCAAGTACCATTCTTGTAGCCATTAAAGCAGAATCTATATCATTAATAACTAAATCATTATTGATACACTCAGCAGCAATATCTATGATATCTCCCAAGAACAAAAATTTTACTTTAGAATAATTCTCATTACCTTTTTTAATAGAATTGATTTTTTGTAAACTTTTATCTAATGCCTTTTGTTCAGCGGCACCAACTTTTTCAGGGGTAGGAGTGTCTTTTCCTTGTTCTTGTGCTCTTTTTTTTGCTTCCTCAGAAACCTCTTTCGGTGGTCCGCTATTTAAAATATTAGCACGAATTGTTCTTTTATCGTTTACATTTAATCTTTTCATTTCAAGAATTTTATTTTTTCTATTAAATGTTTTTTTCCTTATAGATAAAGAATTTTTATCCACTTCTGCTGATTTATTTAAGCCAAGAACATTAGTGTTTATATATGCCGAGTATAAACCAACAGTGTCATTCCTGTTATAGAAACTATCAATACCAAGAAATCTACGATAAAAGTTGTTATACATATCTTTTTTAAGATAAAAAATAGAATTTTCTAGTTTTTTTCTTTTCAGTTTTTCTATTCTTTTAACTTCTTTATCAAAATTTTCTAATTTTTTACTTACTTGTTCTGGTGTTATATTTTTGTTTGTTTCTTTTAATTTTGTTATTTTAGCAGCTCTCTCTTTATCGTTTGCTTTTAACCAATTTTCAAATTCTTTTTTTAATAATTTTATTTGTTTAGATTCTTCGCTAGATAAAAATATGTCTGTTTCTTTCAATGCCATAGAAGTATTAACCATCGCATTACATTTAATCTTCATGCCAACAGAACCATCGTCATTAAAAGTTAAATCTTGCTGATATGGATTTAAAACAAATACCTGTTGTGTATTGTCTATCGCATCTTTTAATACAGGAATTTCATCGTTACTATAACCGTGTTTTAGTAAACTATCTTTTAAAATATTCCAATATTGTTTTGGAATTGGCTCATAACCAACAACGACTTTCAAAGTATAATAATGGGGATTAATTAATTTTTTATCAGGACAAATAAGATTTTTTTCTTCTAGCGGAGCTGGGTATACTAAATCAGAGTAAGAAAAAGAATATTTAAAATCTTTATTTTCTGGTTGAATTACAAATCTTTCATCATCAGAAGAAAACTCTATCTTTTTTAAGATATCTTCTACATTTCTAAAATATAATTCTAAATCAGCCGCTATATTAGTGGAAATAGAAAAAGGATCTGTGCCATCATAACTATAAGAAAAGCTTTTAATACCTACAGCATGCATACTGGCGGCAGGTTGAAAAAACTTAGTATCAACTTTATTGTCAAAGCTAGCAGAAGTCGCGCTCCTGTCCATTGTATAGGATGCCTCTGGTGTTGCCTTTTGACCAACGACTGTAGTTTTTTGACCATTTATATTCAATGTGTATTCGCCAGATAAAAATTCGCTTGCTTGTGAATCCTTATATTTATAGTTATAGGACGTATCATCAAACGGAATACGCCAATCAAAGCCAGTAAATTTATATATTTCTTTGGAAATGAATTCGGCATCTTTTCCAGCTTTTTGAGCATCAATAATTTGAGGATAAAATACTTTATATATTTTTATAGATGGAACTAGTGCTGATAAAACAGCATTAGGTAAATTTCTATAAAATAGATGCATTCCTTTTCTTTTAGTTAAAACCTTTGATAAGTCTTGAATTGTTTGTTCATTTTCGGATTTAGATCTTATAATTCCAAAATTACGATAAAGAACTTTTTTTCTATTATATTTTCTATTGTTTAATAAATCTTCTAATGATAAAATTAAAGCTGTTTGTTCACCCAAGCGATTTCTTGCAGCTCTTTCTTTAATAGCCAGCTCAGCTTTTTCTTTTTCTGCTTTTTGTTTAGCCTCTAACTCAGCTTTAAGCTTTTCATATTTTTCTCTTTTTAATTTCTTAGCTTCATCTGATTCAACCAAAACTGGACTCCATTCATATAAAGGATTAGTAAAATTATCACGTCCAAGAGAGATTGGCTTGCCTTCAACAGCATATTCCGCTATCTGCCACCCAGCATCAAAAAAAAATATAGGTGCTTCTAAAAGCAGAGCACCGGGTATTAATGCTGTACTACCTATATTTTTTGCAATATTTGTAAAAGATACTTCCTGCCCGTCTTCTTTGATTACGCTTTTTTCTGCTTCTTGTTGAGCTTTCTTTTTATCTTTTTCTTCTTGAATTTCTTGCTCCATCTTTTGAGGATCAAGAGCAGCTAATTCTTGTTGTAGATCAGACGCAGATTTAGGTTTTTCAGCCATAGTATTATCCTAACATATAATTTAACACGGTAATTAGTGGTACAGGAATATATATTATATCACCAACTTGAATATGCGATTCTGTTGGTTTTAAATTATATTTAGCAATTATCCACCAATCTCTAGAATCTCCGTAATAAGTATCTGCTAATTTATAATATTTATCTCCATCTTTCCAGATGTGTTTTATGGTTTCAAATTTTTTTAAATCATTTTTATTAGGAAACTTAAAATTGGCAGTTGAGTAGTGATTAATGAATTTTAATCCTCTCCTTGCAAATGTTTCTTCATACATAGAAACATCGTTTTTTAATATAATTCTATTTCTATATCTATCAATCATAATATTATCCTAAAATGTTTTCTTCTTCTGCCTTGCTTCTATCGCCTTCTACTTTAGAAGTAGCAGATGCTTCAGTGTTTTCTTTTGGAGGCTTGATTGGACGTATATAATCATAATATCCATGAGGATAAGTAGAATATTCATCTGTTCTTCTAGATACTATGTCGCCATTTTCATTGAATTTATTTCCCAATGGATGTTCGTGAACAACGTTTAGAGTTAAGTTTACAGATATTAATTTTGGATATAATTTATTACCTAAATTAAAAAAACCACTATCAATTTTGGGCTTAAAATCAAATGTAGGAATAAAGCCCAATAATCCCTCTTGTAAAGAATCATTTTCATTTCTTGTTTTTTCATTTATAGAAGAATTAGAAATTAAATTACAAAATTTTATTCTAAACATTGGTGGTGAACTAACAATATAAGTTCCTTTACCATTTTGTTTTGCTTCAGAAGAATAAACGGGGTATAAACTTTGAATAAGAGTATCAATTTGAGAAGAATTGATGGATGACTCATCTGCGTTATTATTAGGTATATCAAAGCCTAAAGTAACTGTTCTAACAGTATTTTTATAACTGTAAATCGGATCCATTCTTCCAAGCACTGTTGTATTAGAAAAATCTAATTTAAAAGAATCTGAAAAATCAGTCAAAAACGCAGGAAAACTAATTCTTTTAGACGTACTAAAACAAAAAATATCGATTCTATAAGCAGAAGAAATTTCAGACGGCAATAAAGATTGTATTCTTGGATCGTAACTCATTTTTTATTGTCCTTTTAAGCCTGCTCTTGAACTGCCAACGTAAGCTTTTATTGGCTCTCCGTCTTCTATTCTTACCATAATAGGTATTTCATTTTTGCTCATTTCTTCACGATTTTCTTTATTAGCACTACTAAATGCGCCAGTTAACATCTTTAATAAATTATCGCTTTCTAATTTCTGTGATTCAATTCTAACTTCATATAATTGCTTAACTTGTTTAATAAATTCAGTAGATGGTTTCAACGAATCATCGGTGGTACTATTAGCTACAGAAACTAATTCTTTTATCTCTTTAAATGCTGTAACCTTTATAGTCATATCAGGCGGTAGTTCTTTTAACGCCTTAGCAGTGTCTTCTACGAAATTAGATATATTCTTAAGAGGTCCACCAAATAATCCTCCAAGCCCTAAAGTCGATAAACCGGCTAATGCAGTCGCAACAGCTGTTATACCTCTAGCTAAACCGTTTAATTTTTCCTCTGCTCCTTCGCCTTGAACTAATGCAACTAAATTTTGAGTAGCTAAATTAATTCCCAATCCCATAAGAGCAAATGCAGCGCCAAGACCATATAAAGCAGGTCCACCTATTAATGCTGCGACACCTATTGCTAGTAGTGCTCCAATTAATGACCATAAAGAAATAGAAATCATACCAAACCCAGTAGCAAGTGCGATAATTTGTTTTGGATCTAATTCTTTAAATGAAGACACCAATAAACTCATTCCAGCCGCTGCAAGCATAATACCAAGACCCATTAAAGCAATAGCGCCACCAAATGCTAACATACCTAATGCAGCTGCTGGAAGAACGCCGCTGTATGCCAAAACTCCTAATATGACCGCTAAACCGACTATAACTCCACCAAAATAAAGAATAGCCGTTGTGGCACCGTCAATTTGTTCTTTATTTAACCCCGCAAACGATTCTACTAACAAAGATATACCATAAGCCGCTATTGCTATACCAAGACCAATACCTACCGCTGCTAAACCAAATGCTGCTATACCACCAGCAGATATACGCGCCGCATTACCAGCAACTTGTAATCCGGGGGCGGCACCTGCGGCTAAATTACCACCAGCTGCCATTTCAGCGCCGCCAGCTGCTGCTCCAGCTCCAGCAGCTGCCATTTCTGTTCCAGCAGTGGCGGCAGTAGTGCCTGCTAATTTTGTAGCTATTGCAGAAAAAGCAAAAGCATTTTTCATAGCGGCGGCTGCGCCAACAACGGTAAATATTGTGCCAACTATTCCAGCAAGAACCGGTGTTAATGCCATTACTGTTATAATAACAGTTTTTGTAGTTCCACTTAGGCCATTAAACCAGTGCATTACTTCCATTAGGGCATCAGCTATTGGTTGAAAGGCTTGTGCTAATTGACGTACAGAAGCTTCTAGCTTATTAGCAACACTTCCAGCAGCCATTTGTGCTTTAATAAGCCTTTCCTGTGAAGCTTCTTGAGTATTCATATCTTTAGCCATGTCGGCAGAAGACTTACCGAACAAGGCATTTACATCATTTAAATTTTTTACTCCTAATGCACCAGCGACTGCTTTTCTTCCATATTTATCCATTGAATCTATATTTTTGCCAGAAACTTCAAATGCTTCTTTTAAAATTTTAGTGCGTTCTTCTTCGCTAGCTCCTACTAATTGTACAGCATTTAAATAATTGCCACCTAATATAGCATTTAATTTACCGGCTTTTTCTGCTGCGCCTTCAAAAGTATCAAAACCTTCACCTACTATTCCAAGTAGACTCTGAACTTCAATTCCAAGAGATTTGGACTGCTTTTGTAAGTCAAAGAAAACATCTACCGCTTTTTTACCATGAGCAGCTAATTGAGGCATTGCAGATCCAAATTCTTTCAACATTTTTGCTGGTGCTATGCCAGCACCAATAGCAACTTTAGCAATTTTATCTTGAACATCCATAGCTTGAGTAGCATTCATTCTAAGAGAATTAGTTAAAATATTAAAGTTCTGTCCAGTGGTAGCTACATCAACTCCTAGATTTTTCATTCGTGCTGCTGAATTAGCTAATTCTCCCTGTAAACTAGAATTAAGTGTAGAAAATGATGACATGCTATTTTGTAACTCTGCAAAAGCAGCTACTTGATCTTTATATAAAATACCAAATCCGCCCAAACTGCCTTTCATACCTGCCATCATTGCAGTAGATTGACCGGTGGCAGCAACGAATTGAGCGTTAGCTTCCATCGCTTCTCTTCTTTGTCTACCTAAAACATCTAAAATGCTACTAAAGCTCAATAACTGAGCGGCAGGGAACATACCACCGGAAGCGGTATTAGCTAAATTAGCTATATTTTGAAAACCAGAAGCTATTTCTTTAGCAAGACCGACGATTTTTTCGCCTTTTTTAATCATCTCCTGCTCTTTTTGTACGGCTCTTTCTTGATTGTTGATTGAGAGATTTTGTTGTTCTATTTGCTTCTTTTTATCTTCTATTTGTTTCTTTATATTTTCTGCTTGTTGTTTGTCGTTTTTATCAACTAACTTACTTTTTTGCACTAATTGCTCAAGCTCTAATCTGTAAACTTTATCTTGTTGTTTTAACGCGGCAAGTACTTTTTCTTTAGAACCTAATATTCCCTGATTAGCTTCTTTTATGGCATTTGCAGTATTAAGGTCTTCTCTAGCAAAATTAAGCGATTGTTCCAACAAAGCATTAGAATTATTAAGAGTATCAAAAATTTCATTTTCTACGTCTTTTCTTTGAGTCGCTAGTTTTAAAAGAGCTTCTTCAAGTTTTATACCTTCTTTTTGTGCTAAACTTTTAGCTTCTTCTAAATTTTTTTGTTCTTCATCACTTATAGCCATAAAAATATATCCCTAAAGCAGAACTTTAATTAAATAGTTCAACAAAAAAAATAGGCAAGAGACTATTCATCCCTTGCCACTTTTTATCTTCTACTAGCTCTTTTTATTGCATCACTTTCTTCTTTTAACTGGTTCATTAATTTGTCAATAAACCATTTTCGTAAACCTACAGGTAAGTTATAGCTTTCAAATAAACTAAAGCCGCCAAAGTATTTAAGATAGAAGAAAACTTCATATATATTTTGTTGATATTCGCTACTTAAACCAAAAAAAGTCAGCACTTAGCGGCACCTCTAGGACCGCTTCATAATCACATTTATTACAAACAAAGTTGTTTCTTAAATCTACATTAGGCACAATTTGACTATAAACACTGCGAATATATTTGGAGTCTTTAGCGGGCATACTTTCTATAGCTAATAACACAGTATTTTTATCCGCCTCTACGGATACGCCATTAATTGAAACAATCATCATTTTTAATTGTTCTACAATAACGGAATCGTTATCTTTTTTATTTTCAGAAAGTTTAAAAATAGTTTTTTCGTCATAACCATTAAGTGCTCGACATTTTACAGTCCAATTAGATTTAGGTAAAGTTAAAGAAAATAAACCATTTTCATCGATTGCAACATTTACTGGTTCTTTATTTTCAACTTGTTCTAGTTTTTCGAGAAGATCAAATTTATATTTAGTTTTAGTAGAACAAGAAGGACAAGAAACGGTAGTTTCATAATCAGAGCCATAAGCAGACATTCTAGCAGCCACTAGAACGGCATTACGATCTTCCATTACCAATGTATCAGTATTAATAGCCTTGTTGATTACAAGAGATTGAATAAGCTTGTCTAAAGCAACACCTTTCTTAATTAAGTTTCTGGAAGTGAGAATATCTTCCTCTTTGGCAGTCATCTGCTTAATCTCAATTGTTTCCTGCATATGCAGAGGGTGATGTTTTGGATAAAATCTTCCCTTTGAAGGTAAAGCAACAAATTCTGTTGGAACAATAAAATTTAATGTTTGTTGATTATCTCTAGGGGAGTCTTGTATTAATTGTTGCGGTGGATTGCTATCTTGTCTAAGGACATTAGCTCCAATTCGCTCTTCATTATTTCTCATTATATCCTACGCTTTCTTTGGTGGAACAAATACAACAAATTATATAGTATTATACAAATAATTTAAACACTATTTGTTGAATGTTTTATTTAATGAATTAAGAATATCAAATTCTCTTTTATTAGGTAATTTATTATCTATTCTTAACGGCGGTATAGGACGCGCTGGGGGTTGTAGTGTCTGTAATTCATCCGGAAAACCCGGAGTTCCTCTTTTGACTACCGAGTTGCCATCTTCGGATAACTTATAATCTGCCTTTAATAAAGCGTATTCACTTTGAGTTATTTTTCCAGCAAGCAGTTCAGCATAATCATAAGTTATATTCACTTTAATATCTACCAGACCTTCGTTTTCATAACTCAAGGAGCCAAAGTTAATTCCTGTAATAATAGCAGAATATAATTTCCATGTTTCTATTGTATAGCCATTTGCATCTACTTGATTAATTTCTATATTACTTAAAGGAGCAAGTGCTAATGAGTTATTGTTTTGAAGAACAACTAATTTTTGAATGGAACCAAAGTTACCATTATTATAGCCACTATCATAAATTAGTTTCATCAATACCTCTGGCAAGCTAGCTACGCTAGGCTTATCAGACGGCACAGAAACCAGTGTAAATTCTATTGGTTGCCAAACTAAATTTTTTGGATAATTATATGTGTCATTAATTAATACGTGAGAGGTCGTATCAATCTTGAAACTTGGTTTTTGTATATCCTTGATGGCCCAACTATAGCTATTATCTAAGTTAGGCTCACCAAAACGTACAAACCACCTATTCTGTCTGTGAGGCTCTTTAGAGCGTTGTGACCAAAAAGCCATTTAGACCTCATTTTATGGGAAACCGGGAGAAGTGGTGCCGACTAATTCATCTGCTGCGCCGCCTGCTTCACTTGTTGGTGTATTTAATTTAGCCCAATCGTATTTAACAGTAGTTTGAATTTCAACAATTTCTTCGTTTGAGTAATCCAAAGAACCGAATTGAACGCTAATGAAAAAAGGATTATTTAATTCCCATTGTTCAATTGTAGTTCCTTCTGGGTTTAGCTGTTCAATGTACAATTTATTTCCCAAAGAACCGTTGAATTTCAATTTACCAATAGTAGATAATTGACTAGGTGATAAATTATCTACAGGAACACCATAGCCAGCTTTTACTAAAACATCATTTAATAAAAATGTGGCATCTGGTTGGGTGATTGAAGCAAATGTCATGCTGATATCTTCCCATTCCAAACGACCGGGATAGTTGAAGAAGTGGTTTAAGTATTTGTGTTGTATGCTGCCAATCTTTGCTTTTGGTTTATCTACTTTTTTTAATGCAAAAGAAATACCGCTTTGCAAATTTGGTGAAGCAAATTTAACTACCCATCTATATTGTCTTTTAGGTTCTGGTCCCTGTGAACTCCAAAATGCCATTTGTTTATCTCCTAATGTTATCTACTAATATATATAGTATCTAATTCAAAATTTTAATCTGCGAAGCTAGCGCCTGTATTTGTAATAACGAAGTCAAGAGCGATAAACTCAATAGCGCGGGTTGGCTTCAAAAGAATCTTGGCGTATACTATGTTACGATCTACTAAATCAGGTGTAGTGGTTGTTTCATCTAAGATAACCTTATAATCTGATAAACCAAAATTAGACTTAACTGTTGCTAAGAAAGGTTGAACAAGATTTAAGAATCTTTTCCACGTTACGTCAATGTTTGGATCAAACAAAACAGTTGTAGCCATGCGGCTAACTTCTTTCTTCAAATAGATCATCAAACGACGAACGTTGATACGATCTAAAGCACTTGGAGTAGCTTGAAGAGTCTTTTGACCAAAAATGACAATTCCTTCTGCTGGGAATGTGGCAATCGGATTTACGTTATTTTCATATAAGGCATCACGATCTTTAGAAGAAAGGCGTAATGCAGTTTGTAGAACCGGTAAGCCAGCTGCGCCGTCACTTAAACCACCACGGTTAAAGCCCGCTGGGGCGAACCATAATTCTGTTTTCTTTTGTGAAGAAGAGAAGGTTCCTAAAGCAATAACAGAAGGTGGAACCCAAACTTTATTAGAATTAATGGTATCACGTACTAATACCCAAGGAAAATAAGTACAACCATAGCTGCTATTTAAACCACGATCCTTCATACGTTGAACAGTGTCGGCTACACTTGGAACGGTGTTTTTATTTTCTGGATCGTAATCGGTAGGAAGATCAATAACTGCTAATGCATCACCTCTTTGTTCACATTTATCAATTAACAAATTGGTTAATGATTCGTTACTGATACCGGGGATAGCAGCCAAATTCATTTCTACAACTTCAGGATCAGAAATGCTTTCAATAGCTACTTTGACAGAGTTATATTCATAGCTTGTTGTTTCAGCCAAACTGTTTTCTAAGATAGATTTAGCGAATGGATCTTTTTTAGTAATATCTAAACCGTC